ATGGAACATCATTGCTGAGCCACCCAACATCATAATCAGCTTGACCTCTGGTGCAACACTGACCTTAGATCTGTATTTCACATATAGTTCCTCAAATACACCATCATAATCATCAACATTCTCCATAACAGACTCAGACCAACCCTCAAGTTGAATCTCAAATGGGTTATACCTCTTATTCAAAAATTCAAGCCCAGTTACACAGGCGACCAACATACGGCGAGAGAAGCGAACTGATTGTTCAACATCTATGCTGTATGTAATCCTCTTGACCTCTGATCTGAGTTCATCAACATTCGAGTAAGCGTTCAACCTTTTGTTAACTGCAAATCCCTTCTTCTCAAGTCGAGCTAATTTATTAATAAGATCCGACTTCTCTTCGTCAATTGAAGTGTACCCCTTTGAGGGTTGCTCACCCTGATCACTAGGACCTGGGCCCATAGGTTCATCATCATCGAACATCATTGGTTCATCCTCACCATAATCAATTTCCTCATCCTGTTGAGGCTGAGCTGGGGTACTTTGTTTATTGGGATTCACAAAAGCATCCATAGCCTCCTGACCCTGAAAAGATTGTTGAGGTCTTTGCATAGGCCTTGTGGGTCGAGGTACAGGTTTTGATCGTGGTGCAGAAATTTGAATCTCATCCATCAGGGCCTGTTCATCAGCATCTAATTTCATCACAGTCGTTTGACCCCTATCGAGTACGATTTCTTCGTCCATCTACTGTCTATTTAGAAACTAAGAAAATCTCTTTAACGCACTTTAAAAAAATCTATGTCTATTATAAATGTTTAATCTTAACCTCAACAAGAGTGATCGCAATGCTCTTATGGCCATCGCGGTTTTGATGACCCTCATCTTCGTTCTGTCTGTTATGACTGTGAAGACCGCGAATTATCAGCCCAGGCCAATTACCATTACACCTGTCAGTGAAGAATCTCTTTTCGACCTCAAGCCCGACCTTGAGTGTACCGCTGGTTCAGGTAAGGAGGACAGCCCTTACTCGGTTGGTCTTACCCCAGGTGGTCTTTGTGGTGCCCAAAAACTTGTAGGTGATCACGCCGGATATGAGATCGCGGATGGAATTGGCGGATCTTTAATCTAAGCTAATAATAAATGGCTCTGATTACATCGCCAACTGATACGATTCCCGATCTAAACTATGAATATCATACCATCACTGTTGATACTCTTAATCAGACTAGCGCGAATACATGGACATGTTTTTTGAGTCAGCCTCTAAAAAATGTTGTACAGGCTCGACTTCTAGCCGCTCGAATTAATACAGTCACACCAGCTAATGGAAGTGAACATTGTTACATTTCCATTGATGAGTTGAATTCTACATTTAATGATCGCGCTACCAATGTTTATGAAGGTCAGGCATCGCTAGGTATGCTTCGAAAATCTTTTGCCAGTATTGTGACTACAGATGATACTGGTATAATAAGTTTCAAAGATGATTACCCAATTGCAGTGCAATACGTAAACCCTATTCGAAGAATTGATCGTCTCACTATCAGTATTCGCAATCAAAGTGGTGTTCTTATAACACCACCAAATCCCGCTGAAAATAATTTTTTAGTCCTTCGTTTCGTCTGTAGAAAACCCAACCTGTAATTTTTCTCCCCTTAAATTAGTATTACCATGTCTGCAGGTGTTGTTCAATTGATTGCTATAGGTGCCCAGGATAAATATATCATGGGTAATCCTGAAATATCTTTCTTCAGTTCAACATTCAAACGCCATGCTAATTTTTCACAATCCGTTGAAAAACAAACCATCCACGGAGCGGTGAAAAACAATTCTATGTCTAGCATCCAATTTGAGAGATCTGGTGATCTTCTCAGTTATGTGTATTTTACACTCGATGACAAAACCCAAGCCCTCGATATTCAAAGATGGGACACCATTATTGATAAAGTTGAGCTTTTAATAGGTGGTTCCGTTATTGACACTCAAGATGCAATTTTCACAGAGAAGATTGCCATAGATACATTTGCACAAAATGTATCTAGGAGTGCTAACGGTACACACCCGGGTATTTCTGCGCGCTCGTTTTTTTACCCTCTCAGGTTCTTTTTCTGTGAGGGGCCACAATGCGCTCTACCCCTTGTAGCCCTAAACTATCATAATGTTGAAATTAGGATCCATTGGGCTACAGCAGCTTCAAATTATAACGTTGAATGTTTCGCGAATTATTATTACCTCGACAACGAAGAACGTGGTCAGGTTGCATCTAGAAAACATGATCTCCTCATAACACAAGTCCAAAAAAATATTGCTTCAGGTACTTTAGTTCAAGAACTTACGTTTAATCACCCAGTAAAATATTTAGCATCCTCCGATACAACAACCGACGGTGCCCTCACATCTCCCACAAACAAAGTTAAATTAAACATAAATGGTCTCGATGTAAGTAACTATAAGTGGGGTAAACCACATTTTATAGACGTCACGAGTTATTATCACACAAACTTCGTAACTTCTCCAGATTTCTTTCTTTATTGTTTCTGCCTCTCAACATCCAGCTTACAGCCCACAGGCACACTAAATTTCAGTCGTGTATCGTCAGCTACTATCATGAGTGAGTCTATGAACATTAATGACCCAATTTATGCAGTAAATTACAACATATTGAGAGTGGAAAATGGTATGGCTGGTTTACTTTACGCAAATTAAAATACAACCTTATACTAAATGGTCAAGACCTTACCGACCGTTGAGAGGTCAACCAAAATTAGGTTTGGTCGTCATACCCGAGAAGACCAGGGTGAAAACTCAATCGTTCTAAATGCGAGTAATACCGCGGTTGATGCTACAGAAGGAGGGGCTGTATACATTACACCAGTTCGTTTTGATGATACATATGCTGAGAAAAATGAAATTGTATTGATGATGTATAATCGAACTACAAAAGAGATGGTAGAGTCTGGAGAACCTGCATCAACACTAATTTCTGATGTGAGTCTTCAAAATTCAACAACACAAGGTAATGTCACTTCGAATTCTATGATTTTTTATAATAACGCTGTTGCATTTGTTACTTCTGGTAATGTGGGTATATCAAATGCTCTAGCTTCTCATACTTTGAGTGTCGGTTCGAATCTTTACGTTGATGATTATGGTACAAATGTTTTAGTCGTTTCTGGTGGAGTTGGTATCACTGATACTACGACTTCAACCTCTGCTACAACTGGTGCCCTTAAGGTTGCCGGTGGTATCAGTACCGAAGAAAACTTAAATGTTGGGGCCGTCACAAAGGTATTATCTGCAACTGATTCTACTTCTAAAACCACTGGTGCCCTAATTGTCACTGGTGGTGTGGGTATTTCTAAAAATATTCATGGTAAGAATGTTTTCGTTGAAGATGTTGTCTCAAATAGCGTAGTCATTTTAGACACTACTACTTCATCCTCCGCAACTACAGGTGCCCTAAAGGTTGTAGGTGGTATCAGTACTCAAGAAAACCTGAATGTTGGAGCTGTTGCTAAGGTGTTATCCGCTACAGATGCCTCTTCTAAAACCACAGGTGCCCTAATTGTCACTGGTGGTGTGGGTATTTCTAAGAATATTCATGCTTTAAACGCTAATTTTGAAGATGTAGAAGCTGATAGTGTAGACATTACAGACACTACATTATCTTACAATCAAACAACTGGTGCACTCAAGGTTGCTGGTGGTTTAGGTGTAGCCGGAAACGTTCATTGTGGTAACCTCACATTAACCGGTAATTTAGTCGTTACAGGAAATACAACGGTTATTAATGCAAACAATCTTGTGGTTCAAGATCCTATAATTGAACTTGGTAAGGGTAATACATCTGGTTTGGACACCGGTATACTTATGAATAATCCCCTAACAAGTGGGAATAAAGGTAATGTCGCTGTGATTTATGATTTCTCCACATCCAATCTTGAAATTGGTCATACTCTCAGTAGTGCTAATAATTCTCCAGTTATTATGAATACATCAAACGCAATCGCAGTTAATATAAATGGTACTCTAGGAGTTACGAGTACAACTGCATCTTCCTCCAAAACAACGGGTGCGGTGACCAT